CTGTTTATACGTGCTAATACGTTATCAATCGGTTCCATAACCGTACCTTTCTAGTATCCACGCTTCTCGTGTCTTCTCGTACAAAGAGATAAACATAGCACGATCTGCGTTGGTTGTCAATGCGGTAGCGTTTGTGCCCAACCGTTTGATGGTTTCTGCCAGAACGGGATGGGGCTTGTTGTAATCATACGTGCCGCTATAAATCTTTTGCCCAATAGCTTGAAGTACTGTCCATGCTTCTTCCGGCTCAGGAGGAAGTTCTTCTCCGTTAATCTTGGCTAAAACAATAGTTCGAAGTTCTCCGGGCCGGGGTAGCCACTTCTTGCCTGAGACACCCATTTCTTTGATAGTGTCTCTTACTGCCTCGTAGTCTAGGTCGCTAATGTATTCCCAGTAGCCTTTCATTCGGATGGTTAACGAGGCGTTGTCTAGTGACTGGTTCCATGTCACACTCAGTAGCTCAACTGCGCTTTTGCATTCATTCTTGTCCATGCTTACAGACTACACTCCTTTTTAGTAAATGTCAATACCAAAGAAGAAGCCCCCCTTTCGGGGGGCTGTACTCCTTTCTGCTAGGTGGCTATCAGAAATCCTCAAAGGGATCGCTGCTAGGAACTGTCGCCTTCTGGCGAGGCGCAGGACGGCTTGAGCCGCCACCTCCACCGCCACGGCGGCGCTCCAGGCTTTCAATTCCGATGGTATTAACAGCAACAGTGTCAGCAACGATTTCGACAGTTGAACGCTTTTCGCCTTCAGCGTTCTCCCACGAGCGCTGTTCCAGTCGGCCCTTGATAACTACGGGCGTGCCCTTTTCCAGCACGTTAGCGGCCATCTCTGCGATTCCTCGCCACGCCACTACGTTGAAGAAGCTCGTCTCTTCCTGCCACTCGCCGTTGACCTGAAAGCGCTTGTTTGACGCAATTGAAAACGACAAACGTGCGTTGCCGTTGTTGGCAAACTTCAGTTCGGGGTCGGCGGTAACGTTACCGGTTACTGTAATATCTGCATTGCTCATTATCTTCTCCTATCATGTTGACTATGTACAGATGTCCATATACTACTCTGTGCCTACATGTCTGTCAAGACCAAATTGTCGGATTGCTTGATTCTGGAAGATCAGAACAATAAACTAACATTATGGTGATTGAAAACTCTGATGAGGCTATGCAAGCCCTTTACGACTACTTTGTAGACACTCTTGTTGATTTGTACGACCCTGAAGAAGGGGAAGAACAAGAGACTCGTGACGACATGCTAAACGTAGTTAGCGTACTATTTGAAGGCTTGTCCATCGAAGCTCAACAGCTAGACGATGGTACGATTCACTTTACTGCGAGTCTTTGATTGATGGTTCCGATGTGAAGTAAAGTGCTTTCTGCACATGACCCGGTATTCAACCACGGCGCTGTCGTCTACCACTTCTTCTGTTCCTTCAGCGTGTGGTTCACCCGCAATGAATAGTGCATTGTGTGTGGCGGGCTTACCGCACCAGCAGCGTACTCCGTTATCCAGTTGAATTAGTCTGTCACATATTTCAATAAGTCTTTGTGACGCAGAGAACAGGTGTCCTTTGAAATTAGTTAGTAGACCATAAGCGTAGACTTCAATATCTTTAAGGTCAGCTAGTTCAACTAGATCGTCAACTTGTTCACTAGTTAAAAACTGTGCCTCATCTACGAACAGATATTTGATAGATGTTTGGTTAGTATGGTTGTGGTCGTCTATTAAAGCTACTAGCGAGTCGTCTGTGTTTATTGTTTCGCAGACTGTCATTCCACCCATCCGGCTAGAACAGATAGATGTTCCCATCCGGTCGTTTCGGTTTACGAGTAACACTTGGGTTGGAAAGGCTGCTTCAATATTAAAATGCGTTTGCAGAAGGTGGGTGGTTTTTCCAGAGGCCATTGTTCCTGTCAGGAAGGTAATTCTGGCCATGTTACTCCGCCTGTGCCGAATTCCAAAGAGCTGATCTCTCCGAATTGTATGCCGGAGCAGTATCTTTTGGTCCGTTAGGCATGCCTACAAAGCCTGGAGCGCTGTAAATCTTTTTAACCGAACTGGAACAAGTCGGGCACTCGGTAAGGCTGTCGTCAGACATTTTCTGAAATGTTTCAAATGTACCACACGTAGGGCACGAGTAAGTATAGTTCGGCATACTTCGTATTATACCACGTTTCACAAATCAGGCAAGGGCTTTCCTTATACAATAAATGTTAAGTGCTGTTTGTGGAGAAATTATGGGTAGAGGTAAACATTTTAGGCGTGCAGCTAAAGCGTCGCTTGTGTGGGTTTTTGCACTAGCGTGGTTCGCTCCTGTCCCAGCAGCCGCCGCTTCATACACGGTTACCGAAGAATCTGACTGGTACTTTGAGGTCTCGGAAGACGATACTAATGTTGTCATCTACGGTAACTCAAACAGTTCTTGCACCCAGTTGACATCTGACCCATTCTTGTGGCTGTACGACTTGTCGGGCACAGTACTCGCATCAAATGATGACGGTAACCACAATGATGAAACGCAGTGTGTTTCATCAAAGATTGACACGACGCTAGATGCTGGCGTCTACCGTCTCCACGCTGGATACTGCTGTAGTCAGTATGGAAACGGTTACGATGATGGAGAGTACTCTCTTGTCACCGATCTAACACTCGCCACAAACTTCAGCACCTACAACGGGGTCAGATTCTCTTACACCCCCGCATACATTGAGCAAACAATTGACGTTTCTTCATATGCGGGAGAGATTGATTCAATTGTTGTCACCCCTCTTGTTAAGCGTTTCTACGATGTTAACGATTACGTGGCCACACAGTATGCCGCTTATGACTCAGCAGGTAACTTGCTGCAAGGTAACCTGACATCATCGGCACCTACTTCTTGGGTTGAAGTCGGGTCTGGTTGGTTTCAAGCCTCGGTGTCTAGTAACGTTCAAGATTCGACAAACTGGGACAGTGTGAAAATTCGTATCTGGGCGAAAGACGGTGAAGGTTGGGGCGGCAACTATGGCACCCAGATCAAAGAAGTTTCGTTCCAAGCGAAACTAGATGGTTCAGGAGTATGGACTGACCTCACCAGCCTGCTAACAAACTCACAGTTCAACTCAATCAACAGCAACTCGCCGCCGAATGGTTGGTCATCCAACGCCTCGTGGGACACATGTCAAGGTTTGACTTCTTCTACTCTGTGTGGGTTTACACAGAACACTTGGACTTGGGCAACGCCTGCTACCACTACAACGACGACTACAACCACAACGACAATTCCTCAAACAATAGGCGATCCTACCAACTTGACTTTAACCGTTGACTACTACAACGGTACGGTAAAGGTTGATTGGGATGCCCCAACTGACGGAAACGTCAATCCAGAACGTTACGCTATTGGGTTTGGTCTAAATGACGATGGTAACGCTGGGCCGTATGGTGTGGCAACTGGTAACGTCGGGGACGAAAATGCCCTAGTCACAGAGTACACATTCAGTGCTTCTTACATTGAGCAGTTGTTCAACGAAGAACATGGTTTGTTTAATGTTAAGGTCCGTTCGGACAACGACACGGACGCTTTGTACTCTAGTTGGACATCCGTTGCCTCCACGTCCATCATGAATATGCCCGACGTGGTTGATAACCAGACTTACGAGCGAGATGACGCTACTGGCGACCTCACGTTTAGTTGGGATGCTTCTAGCGACGGCTTTGTCGATCCTACGCATTACAAGATCGCTTGGAACCAACTTGGTAATCCGTGGGAAATAGATGAGTCTAACATTACCTACACTCAAAACATTTCTTCGACTTCTTACACGGTGGCTTACGATGATTTAGGAACGGCTGTATGGTACTTTAATATTCTTGCTTGTGGTTCTGAGAATGATTGTCATGTTGGTGAGACGATGGAAATCCAAGTTTCGGAAGGCACTCCTCCGACAACCACGACGACAACCACGACGACAACCACCACCACTACTACCACAACAACGTTGCCCCCGACGACAACTACAACGACTACAATACCAGTAACGACAACAACGACGTTGCCGCCTACAACAACAACGACGGTAGCGCCTACAACTACAACGACGGAGGCACCGCCATCTACCACTACGACGACAACATCAACGACTACAACCCTACCGCCTACGACGACTACGGTAACCCCAACTACGACTACATCGACAACGACAAGCACGACAACAACGCTACCGCCAACGACGACAACAACGCCGCCACCGGTAACTACTACTATTCCCCTAACACCAGCGGAAGAAAAAGCGGCTGAAACTAAAGTAGAGTTTGAGGCGCTTGGTATTGCTACTGAAGGTGTTGACTTAGTTGAGGTTGATGAAGCAGAAGTGAAAGTTGTAGAAGCACTAGACGAGTTGGATGAGGAACTTGCGGAAGAGTTCTTGGCTGTTGTTGACGGCGAAATTACCACGGAAGAAATTGAAAGCCTTGTCACTGACGAAAACTTTGATGACATCTCTGACGATGCCAAAGTTGTTCTCGTCGCTGCCGTTAACGAAGCAGACGATGAGGTGAAGGCAGAGTTTGAAGAGACTGTAGATATCTTTGATGACGATGCTTTCAATGAATATATCGCTGAGGGTTCTGTGGTTGATACGGAAACTCGTCGTACTGTTGTTGCTGCTGCCGCAGCTGTAACTGTGGCCGCTGCTGCGACATCTGCTGGCCCTGCCGGTGGCGGCGGTAGCGGTCCTTCCGGTGGCGGAGGCGGAGGAGGCCCCGGAGGCGACTCCGGTGGCGGTAAAGGTAAAAAGGGTAGTTCTAGAAGAAGGTCTCGGTGAAAGGAGGCACCATGAAAAATATAATCAAACTAACAGTAGGAGCCGTCCGGCGTATGGGTAGAGAAATGCTTTACCTGGGATGGACATTAGCAGGTACAGGGTTGGTGTTGATTACTCTGTCATCGACCACGTTGCAGCAAGGAATATATATTTCTCTTGCGGGTCTTGCACTGCATCTGCTGGGCACTGTATTAGACTATGTAGATGATGAGAGAGAAAATGAAAGCAACTAATCAACTTGTGTGGAACACCTTAGGCCGAATTGGGGCGGTGTTCGCAATGAATGCTATGGCTATTGTTGGTAGCTCTAGTCTTATTGGCGGTATTGATCCGTGGAAAGCTGCCGTATTGGCAGGTGCTACGTCTGCTGCGACTGTTATTCAGAAGCTCGCAGCAGCGTATGCTGATGACGGAAAGATTACTGCTGATGAGATTGATGCTGCATTCAGCATGACCCAGCCTAAGAAAAGTTAACTCAAGTTTCTATAAAGGTTCTTTTGGGGGCATGTAACCCATATGGTACAATATTTAAGAGGCAAATAGCCTTTTAAGTATCCCCTAACAAGGAGAATTGTAAATGGATATGAACATGTACAAGCAGGTTGCTGAACGTGCCGCTATGACATTCATTCAGGCTTTCGCTGCGATGTTTGTTGTTACGGATATGTCATCAGCCAAGGGTGCTGCTGCCGCTGGCCTAGCTGCTGCCCTTTCAGTACTGAAGTCATTTGCCGCCACCAAAGTTGGCGACAAGTCATCCGCTTCACTCGTCTAAGTTGTGTTAAGTATCGCTTGATCCAACTACAAGTGATACTGTAAACTAAGACTGTTGGGGGATGGCCTTTTGCTCCTTTTGTGTCAACCCACTAACAAGAAGACCCCCGGTCACGATTGTGACTGGGGGTTTTTCTTTGTCCTGCGACGCTTCGTAGGAATGTGCTTCAGCCTATCAGGAGTAATCGATCTCCACTGGCCGTGACCGTGTGAGCCGCCCCACAGATCAATCCATTCACTAGCAGGCGTTAAGTTAGTGTTTACAACGTGGCGTTTGAAAACAAACGTTCCACGCTCGCCTTTGATCTTACACACATCGCCTCTGCCAAGTGTGATCTGACTAGAGATTTGATACTCTTCGCTAATGACCCATCCTTCAGGAGGGCCGACAGGTTGTGTTTTATTTTTTCGAGCCATATGCTTCTCCTTCTTTGCACAGCAAGGATACTACATATGGTAGCGTTTGTCAAATCGATGCGTAGATGGTATCTGCGATTGTCTCTCGGATTTGCTCGTTTTCGTCCAAGAAAGCCTTGGTGTTAGCACGGCCCTGACCGATGTTCTCGCCCTTGTAGGCGTACCACGCACCCTTCTTATCAAGGATACCCATCTCAGCAGCGATGTCCACGATGTCTCCGGTGCGACTGATTCCTTCACCATAAGCAATCTCAAACTCTGCCTGACGGAAAGGAGGCGCACACTTGTTCTTGACAACCTTGACTCGTGTCTTGTTGCCAGAGGCTTCGCCGCCATCCTTCAGCGTTTCAATACGGCGGATGTCCATCCGAACTGACGCATAGAACTTGAGCGCCTTGCCACCAGTGGTTACTTCAGGAGAGCCGAACATGACACCAATCTTTTCACGCAACTGATTAATCATGATAAGGGTTGTCTTAGAATGATTCAGGTTGGCTACAATCTTTCGCATCGCCTGTGACATTAGACGAGCGTGTAGGCCGACATGGCTATCTCCCATTTCGCCTTCAATCTCAGCACGAGGGGTAAGCGCAGCAACTGAGTCTACAACTACCACGTCTAGAGCACCTGACTCAATCAGCTTGTTAGTAATAGTTAGGGCTTGTTCGCCCGTGTCTGGCTGCGAAACCAAAAGATCATCAATGTTGCAGCCAATAGCTTTAGCATAAATAGGGTCTAAGGCATGCTCCGCATCAATGAACGCACACTTGCCACCCTTCTTTTGGGCTTCTGCAATTACATGCAGAGCAATGGTTGTCTTGCCGGAAGACTCGGGGCCATAGATTTCGGTGACTCGTCCACGAGGAACGCCGCCAACACCTAGCGCCAAGTCAAGAGCGATAGAGCCGGTTGAAATTGTTTCAATCTGCATTGAAGCAGCGTCGCCTAGACGCATGATGCTTCCAGTGCCAAACTGCTTTTCAATTTGTCCTAGAGCATCTTCGAGAAGTTTATCTTTATCCATGTTTGTATTCTACGGTTTAGGTGGAACGAAGTCAAGTGAGCGGATAGAATAAAACTATGAGTAAACGAGGCCCTAAGCGTACTGTAACTAACGCCGTCAAAGTTGGCGAATACGGTAATACTGTTTGGCATGTAGAGCTTGAGTGCTCTCACACGGTAGAGACGAAGCGTAAACCTAAAATTAATGAAGACAGACTTTGTTGTAAGGTTTGTGTTGCTCCGCCAGTCCCTGCTGTCGTGGACCCATTTGCTGATGTGGCGCCTTGGGTTGATTATGATCCGATGGATGAGTTGAAGATGAAAGCAACTTTGGCTTCTAAGGTTGGGGTTCCGCTAGACCAAGTTGAACTTGTAAACGGTACAGCGACAGTGTTTCTTGATGCACAACAACTAAGGAATATTTCAACATGACAGATTTTTTGAAAGTTGACGAAGACGAAGACTTTGCAACTTGGGAGCGCTTCAAAGATGATCCTGCAGTTCGTTGGCTGTTCAATAAGCTAGAAGTTGCGTTACATCAAGGATTAGAAGCAGGACCCGCTGGCTGTGCCCCACAATATGAGGGGTTTTACATCCATCGACCTGTATACAACCTTTTTGGTATGGGGATTGGGGCAACAAAGTTTCTGTATCTTTCGCAAATGGAGGACGACTTTTTAAACAATGCTGTGGTTCCTCCCGGTAGCTTTTGGTGTGAGTGGCTAGAGGGGCCGCACCTTTCTATTGACTTTCAAAAAGATTCTCAGGGTGGCTGGCATACCGTATCAGCATGGGAAGGGTTCCATTCAAGCGACGAGAACTTGACTAGGTTTAGTCATTGGGAAAGACTTCCTGAAACAGATGTTTCTGATATTTATGAGTGCTCCCATTTTATCAACCTTGTTGATTTACCTGTTAACGGTATCAACATTGAGACTAGGTCAGGCTTCATTACTGAGATTCATTTACGCTACGGTAATGATCCGTTTGAGACCTTGCCTGTCGGTACACGTATTACGCCTATTTGGCAGGACATGGATATTCCTGAAGGTGGGGTGTTTATGCCGAACCTGCATGAAGACTTAGAGAAGTACTCTGCCCATGGTCACCTGTCGGACGTTCGTCGTGGGTTTGTTATAGACGTGCCTTAAAAATAAGTCTAGGCTATTAGCAGAAGATAAAGCACTATTTGTAAATAGTGCAGTGCTTGGTCAGGGTAGACATGCCAGTAAGGTTTAGGCTTTCCAGTTTTCCACGGAAGAAACTGGTAGAAGAATGCGTCTGTTAGCCAGTGACCTACAGCAAAGTACGCAAATATCCAAGGCGTGACTGTATCTCCCAACCAATACAGGGTAGCACAGACAACTCCTGTGTATACCATAACGTGTTCAAAAATTGCAAACAGTCGCTTTGACTTCAACTTTATCAACCAGTCTGGTTGAAGCGCAACATCGGCAAAATGATGTGCCGCTAGTAGCCATATTAGTCGCACAGTAGTTCATTTCTTATCTGAGTGCTGCTAATCCCTGCGGTGTACTCCGTAAATTCAATAGGTATCCCTAGTTCAAGGATTGTTTCTTTTCCGGGGAAGTCATAGTTGTCATTTCCTCGAATGAAAATAAACTCGTGGTCGGGATAGGCGTCAAAGGCTTCTTTGAAAGACGTACCTGGGTCATCTGTGTAGGTGACAAGTACATTGTCCACCAAACCCGTTATTTTTAGGTTGTTCTTTCTGTGATCTAGTGTTTGGATTGGTATTTTGCCTTTAATGCTCCAACACGATTCGTCGGAGTGTA